GAGCTTTTTTCTGCTCTGGTGTTTCATCCTTAGATGGCTTTTCATCTGGTTCTTCAGTATCAGAATCCATATCACGTTGACCAGCTGATACAACATCGATTTTTTTGAAATCGAATTCCTTGCCATTGTACTTGTCAAGTAACTGCTGCATTTGTTCGACTCTGTCGGAACCAACAACAAGAACAAGATGCTTATGACCTTTTTTATTTAAGTTTTTAACATGTTGGATAACTGTAGGAGCATCTTCATCTGCTAACATTATATTAGCACCAGGGAACATACGCTTTGCATGTTTAATTTTTTGATCTGGTGATAATGGGTTCTTTACTGGGTCTTGTGAACGTGAAAGAGCAATAGAATGTGGCGCTTTCATTTCTTTAGCGAGATCAGCAACCTTACCTACAACTGCACCATGTCCAGCATGAGTTGGTGGGTTCATTCTACCAAACGATGTAACAACTGGCTTAAGGTCTTCAGCCGCTGCTTCTTCCTCTTTTGCTGCTTTTTGGAATGCACCACCAGCAAAATTAGCAGCTGAAAACTCAGCACGATCTACAAGCTTTGATGGACGACCACCACGAATAGCAACAAAGCCTTCTTGTTTTGCTGGTTGTCCACGAATGGTTGTTTTAAATCCAGTATCAACAGTATTAGATAGTGCAGTATTCAGCGTATCTTTTGCCTGTTGTAATGATTTGTGCATTCTGAAAAATGCATTAAATTGATCCATATGATTTTTAACATGAGAAACAGCTGTATCCTGAGCAGCCTTTTTCTTTGCCTTACCATCAGCTGACTTAGCCTTTTCGATTTCTTTCTGAGTTCTAGCTTTAATAAAAGCCATAAACCCTTTACCGTCTGGTGTAGTTTTATCTCTCACGCAAGAGTTGATATACACCTTGATCGTTTCGTCATGACCATCAACAATATTAAAGAAATCATCATCAACGCTCTTATAGATATCTAATGCCTGTTGAATTTCTGATTCGTACTTCTTCTTTTCGATTGGCTTAATATTCGCACCAGAAATTTCAGGATTAATCATATGAACGTCTGGGTTGCGTCTAAACTGACTCTGATCAACATCAAAACTTACCTTAGCGTCAGCCAATGACTTACCAACATAACGTGAGTGGACAACAACACCGACCTTAGCGACTTCAGCACTACGATGGTTTTCGTCGTTATCAGTTGTATATGTTGTAGTGTTTGGAGTGAAGCTGTATGAACCGTTCTTGTTTTTTACTAGGTCTTCAGCTGTGTACATCATATCGCCTTGGAATACACCACCGCTCTTAGGCATAATCTTAGGTAATTCTCTGAGCGCATCTTTTAATTTTGAAACAAGCCCTGGTGCATGCCCATGATTTTCTTCAATATCTCTCTCAGAATAGTTTAGCTTTGGGTTTTTATTGAACGCTGACTTAGTAGCAACAAAGAACTTACCATTCTCTGGGTTGACGCCGAATACAATAGATGGAGCACCGTCATACTTGGTTGTGATTCTAGTCTGTTGACCGAAGCTTTTTCTTGGTTTACCTTCAAGAATAGCTAGGACATCAGATAATGTTTCATGAGCATGAACAACACCTTCATGTCCGCCATGAATAATATGATCCTCGACATGCTCAAGGTGTTTAAGCTTTTCGATATCTAATGATTCTATTAAGAAGGTGTTGAACTTTATCATATTATTCCTTAGTGATCTGGTAATCCAGACTTAGTAGCTTTACTTTTAACCATAGTAAAACCGATTCTGTTGTTTGTTGGTCTTGGCATACTACTAGGTGATCCAAATTGGAATGTACCTTTTGAAAAACTCTTAACAGCATACTTATATCCGCTGCTGCTTGTATCTAGGTAAATTTGATTTACAGTCAATGTGGTCGCTGCAGCAGTCAATACTTCTTTAGCGCCATTCTTGTCATCATTCAACCATCTAATTAATTCAGCTGTAATTGGATAATGTAAAACACCCCAAACTTTTTCTTTACCTGCTCTTGGTGTTTCAATCAAACGTTTAGTGACTGTTTCGTTAACAGTATATCCAGCAGCATTGAAAAATTCTTTACAAGCTGACATGACGCCTTTAAACCCAGCCATTCCATGTATAGCATATTCTAATTCTTCTGAAGTCGGAACATCGCTTTGTGGATTTACATCAAACTGTTTAATTGTTTTAATTAATGCAGTATAACCAGGAGTTTTTAAAAACTTTGCAGCTTTCAATGGCCCAAGATATAATCCATTTTTCTCTTCAGTGGAGATAAGTTTAATTACCTTAATAGCTTTTTTCATCTTAGGAGATAAACTTGACTCTTTATCCATTGCATCAATAGCTGGCATCAAAGAAGTAATTGATGGTTTACCACCCTGCCCGGCTTTTGCTGAAAACTTCTCTTCAAGACCGTCTTTTCTAACCATAATATAATCGATAAGCTTTTCATTGCCTGTTGGGAACTTAACCGACTTATACAACTTACAAACTGATAAAACGTAAGCTGCTCCAGTTAACTCACCAAAATCTTTCAATATAATATTAATTTCTTTTTCAGTTAAACGAACCGTTGTTTTACTGATAGTTGTTGAACCTTTACAAGAGCTCTCTAACAGATGAAGGCAAAATGCTTTTACAGCTGGATTTTTACTGTTTAATTTTGATACAATAGTGCTCTTAAGTGTTGCCAAAGTTACTGGCTTATCACCCAATCCAAATTTAGAAGGTATCAATTCTTTGTCGCTAACAGCTGCCATACTTATCTCCGTTTTATCTTATATTTATAAACGAAAAAAGGGAGACAGTCCACGACGACCGCCTCCCTCTACTCCCTAAGTGAAATTATGGTTGGGCGGAACCCCACCGTTATTCCCAACTATTCCTGAACCGTACTATTCTTGCCTCTGTGTTGCGCAGACACATACATAATTCACTCTGATATTATTTATACAGAATACAGTAGTTTTTAGACAGGTATTTTAATTTTTTTCAATAAAAATGTTGGAGTCCAGCCATCAAACCCACCACCAAGGTTCAAGTGACGCATAAAGGCTCTTGCATCTGAAAACCTATCACCAGCAAATGACTTAATCACCTGTCCAGTAGTTTCCTCCAGTACATCATACATCGACTTATCTTTACCTTCAACCAGATTATAGACCATCTTACGCTTGCTCATTTGAACCCCGCAAATTTTGATTTATCGAACTTGGACTTTGGTTTATTTCGTTCACTATCTTCGTTACCAAACTTACTACTATCAAAAACCGATTTATCCTCCTGTCGTTTTCTAGCACTACCAACCAAATCATCCTGAGCCGATTGCTCTACATCGTATAGCCGCATCTTGCTGCGATCCACACCAACACAAAACTTAGTATACAACCCTGGATCATTATAGCGATTCTTGAGCTGCTTAACCATAATTTGACCGAGGTCATTAAGCTCTTCGGACGCGATGAGTGCAAACATAAAATCAGCTGTGGCTGGGAGTCCGAAGGATTCTGATGTATCTTCCAGTCCCACGTCGCTGTTCGAATATCCGCTTCTAGTTGTTTGAGTCGCAGAGACGACAGGTACATTGAACTCCACTGCAAGCCCTCGTAGTTCTTCTGCGATTGCTTTGATAAGGGTATAAGAATTGACGTTGGCTCCATGCTTAATCCTCGATGACATACAGATGTTTAGATAATCAATGTAGATAATATCTGGTACAAAGTTCTTCTTCAACTTAAGTTCGTTTAGAAGATGGCGGAAGTTAGCAGACCCTGCACATGCTGTAGGGTACTCCTTAACGATCAACTTACCCTGAGTTTTACTACGAATACGCGCGACCTTCTTATCGTAGATATCCTTAGGCAATAGTGCTAGTTGATCAATAGGAGTATCAAGCAGGTTGGCGTCAATACGCTCTGCAATCTTTTCTTCCGCCATCTCCATCGTAATGTACAATACGTTCAATCCATTGATTAGATTAGACGCTGCACAATGACACATAAACAGTGACTTACCAACGCCAGTACCAGCTAGAGCAATGTTGAGCGTTTTCTTAGGCAACCCACCGTTCGTTGCTTTGTTGAGGTAGTCGAGATCGAACGGGATTCTAATTTCCTTGGTGTGGTAGAAGTCATAGCGTGAATCCGCGTCTTCAATGAAGTCATGACCAATATGCGTGTCAAAGGATACAGCAAGTGCGTCCGAAAGGATTTGAGGTATAGCGCCTTTTGAGGTTTTTCCAGTACTGTCATCAAGAATCCCGATTGACGCCATGATCGCATTATAGATTGCTTTGTCCTGACAAAACTTTTCTGTTTGGTCCAAGAGCCAATCGATTTGTGTTTCTTTGTCGTTTGTGAGACCACTAATCAATTCCTTACAGTTCTTAAAGGTATCTTCGCTTATGCCATCAGTGTTAGACAAGTCAATAGCCATTACTTCCTTTGTAGGAAAAGCATTATACTTGTCTACATATTCTTTAATGAGTCGGAATAACGCTTTTTGATCCTGCGAAGAGAAATATTCCTCTTTGAGAAAGGGTATGCACTTGCGAGCGTATTCTTCATTGTATACCAAACCCCCAAAAATCGTATTTTCAATCGCCATGTCCACCTGTTCTCCCGTACATCTTTCGCAAACTTCGCCATCCTCGGTGAACCTATTTCCACCGAGGGTCTTAATGGTGCTGTATAATTAAGAAGCTTTGACATTGTTATCTGGAAACAAAATGCCTTGAGTGTAATTCTCAGCGCAATCCTCAACCCAATACAAGCTCTTGCCTGGATATGAAATCGAACGAACAGAACAATCGTTTAGATAATAATCAACAAAGTAGCAGCAGGTTGACTTATCAACATTCACCGTTGCCTTCTTACTATGATCATCACTCCAAAAGGTTGAGATATTTTTCCAGCCAGTATTACTCGTCATCTTCAGTCTCCATAATTGCACCAGTGGCCATCTTATACTTGTTCTCAATATACTTGGCGAAGTCAGTATCAGAGAACATATCCACCCAAAACTTCTTATTATCCACAATATCACCAGCACGGAATGATGGAGTGCGTACTTCTCCAGTTTCCTTATCTACGGTAGCATACCAGCCGTTTTTAGGCTTGACCAAATAACCGCCGTCAAGAGCAACATCAAGAAGACCAGACCACCTGTTAATACCACCTTCAAAACTGACGGTGATTGGGATCTTTGATTTTTCTCGAACGTATCTTGACTTTTCGACATTAATAACGAAGTGATAACCTGAAATACCATCTGCATCTTTCTCCTGTTGACGTCCAAGTATCCAGATGTTATCTGAACCGTAATAAGATCCTGTACCACCACCGACGATATCCTTGGGGTATAGACCAATTTCTTTATATGTATGATTGATCACAGCCATAGGAATATCCTTAAGAGACAAGTGTGGAGTAATCATACGGAACAAAGACTTAAGCTGCTTAGCACGAGTCATATCTGCTACGCTCTTACCATCAAGAGCATCATCAACTTCTTTCTTAGACGCAAGGTTACCAATCGAGTCAATGATAATCATAACATGATCATCACGACCTAATTCCTTCATCTGCTGCATAATATCAAACTTCAGTTCTTCAACGTCAGTGATCGGTGTATGAACCACAGAATCAAAAGGAATACCAAACGTTTGAAAATAAGACTGAGGAGTACCAAACTCAGAATCATAAAACAGGATGATACCATCTTTATACTTCTTAAGGAAAGCAGAGGCAAGAAGCAAAGCAAAGCCAGTCTTGAAATGCTTTGATGGGCCAGCCAACATAGTCAAACCAGGAGTAATACCACCATCAACTGAACCAGACAACGCTACGTTGATCATAGGAACAGAGGTTGGAATCATATCTTTCTTAGTAAAGATCTTACTATCTTCAAGCGTTGCAGTCAAGTCAATTGTGCTATTTTTAATCAAACGTTCTTTCAATGACATATTATATCCTTCATGTGGGAACCAATCTCTCAAGATATTATAGTATACCTTGTAATATGATATTTGTCAACTACTAATATATGCATCCATCTTTTTAATGAATGCTTTGATTTTCTTTTCTCTATCTGGCCAAACGATAGTGTCTTTCTCAGGATTCTTTAACAAATTGTTTAGCAAAGGCATTATCATATCTCTCAATCCTTGCACTTTATCTTTTACTTCTGACGTATCAGCAAATGTAAACCCAAAGTCATTGTCTTCATCTATATTCATTGAAACCACTCCTCTAGTGTTGACTTTTTCTCTGTGTGCCAATTGATAACCTCAGCGATAGAGTTGATAGGCTCCAAGAAAGTTTTGGAGAACTGCATTTCACGATCAACATACTTATCAAGATTAAACTCTTTGGGCATCTCATCAGGTACAGCGATAACTGTATCATGGATCGGATTAGGCATTTTTAGATATGCAAACTTGACTTTATCGCCATCAACAATCGGTGGGATAGACTTTATCTTTCTAGCCTTCAATAGATTGTTAAACAGCAAAGCACCCTTCACCTGAATCGGTGTACCCTTTATATATATCTGAGAGCTGTCTTTATATTTGTCAAGTCCTTTGATACCTCTTGGAAACGCAACCTGTTCGAATGGCAACTCAAGAAACTCATCGCGAAACTTTTCAATGAATGACTGGAGAGTTTCTTCATCTCCGTTCATAATAATAGCCAGTGCTTCTTTAATCTTCTCACGACAGACATGAGGTGTTGATGAACGAACAGCTTCAATACCCTGAATCTTCAGCTTTGGCTTATCATACTGAACACCTTCAACATTCCAAGCATTGAGGATATACATCTTCTTCTTACGCCAAATACCTTTATTAGCGATAGTTTCACGCTTCATTTGCATCTTTTGCTGATAAGCATTCATCATACCAGCTAGCTCGTCGTAACATGAGTTGATATAATGCTGGATCTTTTTCTCACAGAACTGATCGATTAACTTTACAGCCTCAAGTTCATCACTACCTTCAGGTATCAATCTATCAAAGGTAACATAGATTGAGTCGGTGTCAGAAGCAACAACAAAGTCTATGCCCTTGGTCTTACAAACCTTGTTCATAAACTGGTTCATCTTCTTCTCAATCCAACGGATAGAAAGCTGACCAGACATAGTGATAGCTTCGGCATTATTGAAATTGAACCAACGGAAGTAACGATTACCGAGAGCACCGTAAGCTGAGTTCAACTGAATTTTCTTGGCCATCTGCATATTATGATAGCGGGCGATCAACATCTCGTCTTCACGAGAGTGAGTTTCCTCATATCTCTTCTTGGCTTCGATCATCAACTTCTTATACTTTGTACGGTCGTCGTACATTGTTTCCATAAGCTGAGGTAGAAACCCTTGCTTGTCCTTATGATAGTAGCAACCATTGGCAGCAATTGCGCAGGTCGATTTACCATCAGGTGCAGACTTACTATATTTCATTTCAGGATGTTTAATAATATCATCAATTGTTGGGAAACTATCTGACCTACCAACAAAAGTTTCAGGACTAATGTTATACTGCATAATCAAATGTGGATAGAGGCTGTTCAAATCGAATGATACAACCCACTTATACAAACCTGGGATAGGTTCCTTCACGTGACCACCAACAAGCTCGAACTCCTGCCTAGAAGGTTCGAACTGAGGAATAACAATACGACGATCAAGCAGATAGTTGTGAATGATTACATCCCATGGACGAACAGTCGTCATAGTATCGCCATAGTTTACCTTGGCATCATACGCCAACGCCATAACCTGTTCAATGAACTTAAGCTTTTCGTCGAGCCTATCAACAAGCACGCAATCTTGGATGTTATACTCGATAAACTTTTGAAAGTTGTTCTTATAAAGTTCGAGCAAGTCACCGTACTCAGAGTAATCAACCTTCTTTTCGCCAAGTTCAATCTGCGAGATGTAATCAAGCTTGTACGACTCTTGATTGCCGAACGTAAACTTACGATACAGCTGATAATAATCAAGAACATTGATTCCGACAATGTTGTATGTTTGATTCTCTTTACCCTTGAACTCGATAGTACGCTCTTCAAGGATCTTCCAAGGAGAAAACTTCTTAGTCTCTTGTTCACCAATAATTTGCTTCATGCGATTGATAAGGTAAGGAATATCAAAGAACTCAATGTTCCAACCTGTCATAACATCAGGCTTCATAGTAGGATGATTCCATACCTGAATGAATTTGAACAACAACGTTTGTTCGTCAGGACACTTTACATAAGTCACTGACGGATCTTCACTCACAAACTCACCACAGCCGAATACGACGCTTCTACCATTCTTACGAACAGTGATAGCTGTGATTTCCTTATCTGCTTTCTGAATGTCTGGGAATCCCTCGTCAGCTGCGCACTCAATATCGAGACTGACTACAGAAACCAATGATGGGTCATATTGAATTTCACCAGGGTAATTATCATAAATGTACATGTACATAAAATGAGTAAGCCCAAAATACTCAAAGTTCGAGACATCCTTATACTTCTCACAAAAGTCTTTGGCGTCTGATATGCTTTCAAACTGCATCTTCTCGCAGGCTTTACCGTCGAGTGTGCGGTAAAAGCCATCCTTCTTAGGCAGAAACAGATATGGCTTGTAGAGGATAATCTCCTCTACAAGCTGTCCATCATTGTATCCGCGCAAATATACTTTATCACCACGTTGGTAAACGTTTGTGTAAAACTTCATAAATCCTCCAAGCAATAGGTTATATAATACCCTAGATTGCTGAAAAAATCAAGGGAAAATGTACTTGATTGGGATCATACCTTCGATAGCTTTCATCGCATCTTTGCGCGAAGGTTTACCAGATTCGTTTCTAGGTATTTCAGAACAAAGATAGAAGTTCTTAGGTGTTTTTGAAACGCCTAATTTGTCCTTACATTGTTGGAAAATGCTATACAAATCAACATCGAGTTTGGTTATGATCATAGCTGACAATTGTTCTCTAACATCTAGCTCTGTGTTCTGAAACGTTAGACAATCAATAACACCACCAAGAGATTTGGTGTAAGCATCAACTTCATTTGGATCAACTTTGATACCGCCAATGTTCAATCGTTCATTCAAACGACCAGTGACATACAGCTTACCTTCATCATCCATATATCCCATATCACCAGATTGGAACCATTCAAACTGTTCACCACCAAGATACCCAGAAATGTTTCTTGGTGTTCTCAGCAGGATTACACCATCTTCAATTCTTACCTCAACGTCCTTATATGGTTTACCAACACAAAATGGCTCATATTGATCAACATGCGTCCACTTGATTAATGAAGTTCTAGCTGTTTCAGTTGAACCATAACCAGAGCTAACAATTTTAAAATGTGGAAGCAAAGAAGCAATTTGTGTTCTACTAGTAGCAGACCCACCTAACTCGCATATAACATCGTATGGAGTTTCAGGAGGTGTTTTACCTCTCATCAATGCTAATGACTGCTGATGAGATCCTGCAATTAACAATCCAGGATGCTTTGGGAGATCTTCATATTGAAGTCCAACAATTATAGGAATATCACTTAGTATATGAGTAACAGCTCTATATTGAACGGTTGATTTTAATGGCGTGTAAAGGATACCAATTTTCTTAACGCCTTCGAGAATATAAGCGTTGTTATTATAAACTCTTTCCCAATACTTCCCATAAGATATTTCCATAAACTTAGCAGTACCAGTCGTGCCAGAAGACTGAGTAATACCCCAAGTTGAATCTAAGCTCTTATATCCAGGAAACGAAACCTCAACACCTTTTGGTGTCATGGTCCAACTTCTATCTATTTTTGATATTACAATATTATCGTTCTTATAGTCCATATCAGTTTGATAAAAGATATGAGTTATATCGAGATGTTCGCTCTTGAGAGCTTCTGATGTTAGCCTTACCCATTTAGATCCATTAAGGCAAGAAGCAAGAGTCAAAGCTGTAGCAACAGTTATGTCTGAGCTCTCAATTGCTAAACATGAAGACTGGTTTACACCTTTAGCCTTCATGTTTAATGCAAAATTGAT